AGTATTTTATGGCATGCCACTACTTGCTGAAAATAATAAACCAAGATTATTATACTATTTACGTAGAAGAGGCTATAGAGCTTTTAGTATGAATAGGCCTGATAAAGTTTGGAACAAACTTTCTGTTGCAGAAAAAGAAGTTGGTGGTATACCAAACTCTAGTGAAGACATAAAGCAAGCTCACGCCGCGGCAATAGAGATGTACATACAAGACCATGTAGGCCACAAAGGTGACGGCGACTACGGCAACGTGTATTTCAACCAAACCCTTAACGAGTGGAGTAGGTTTGACATAAACAAGCGTACAAAGTTTGATGCCGCGATAAGTTCTGGTTTAGCTATAATGGCTTGTAATAGACATTTATATACACCTCATGCCGAAACAAAGAAACCAGCATTAAACCTTAACATATCAAGATATACTAACACTGGTAACACATCAAAAATAATAAAATAAAAATATGGCAGAGTCTGTTATAAAAAATTATTTCCCAAGTCAAGTCGTTAGCGACGCAGAAAAAATAAGTTACGACTACGGCTTAAAAGTAGCTAAAGCTATAGAGTCAGAATGGTTTAACGACAACAGCGGAACTGACAGATATGAAAGTTATCAAAATGATTTTCATAGGTTAAGATTATACGCTAGAGGAGAACAGTCAATAAAGAAGTACAAAGACGAGCTTTCTATAAACGGCGACTTATCATATTTAAACTTAGACTGGACGCCGGTGCCAATTATACCTAAGTTTGTAGACATTGTGGTTAACGGCATAGCAGAACGCGTATACGATATTAAAGCGTATTCTCAAGATCCTAATGGCGTTGCTAAACGAACAGAGTATATGGAAAGTATACTTGGCGACATGGCAGCTAAAGAAATGAATGACTTTGCGGCTGAAGAGTTTGGCATGAACTTGTATGAAAACGATCCTGAAACTTTACCACAGACACAAGAAGAGCTAGAGCTTCACATGCAGCTAACTTACAAACAGGCCGTAGAAATAGCTGAAGAGCAAGCTATAAAAGTTTTAATGGAAGGCAACAAGTACGATTTAATTAAAAAGCAATTTTTTTACGATCTAACTGTATTAGGTATTGGCGCGGTAAAAACTAGTTTTAACACGTCTGAAGGTGTGGTTATAGACTATGTTGACCCAGCTAACTTGGTTTACTCTTACACAGAGTCTCCTTACTTTGATGACATATATTATGTTGGTGAAGTTAAAACAATACCTATAAATGAATTAGCTAAACAATTTCCGCATTTAGAGGAATCTGATCTAGAAGAAATAAACGAAACAAACTCAGCTCCTCAGACTAATAAACATAGAGGTGGAGGTTATGAGAATCAAGACAACAACAAAGTTTCTGTACTGTATTTTAATTATAAAACGTACATGAACGAGGTGTATAAAGTTAAAGAAACAGGTAGTGGGGCTAATAAAGTTATAGAAAAAGACGATAGCTTTAACCCGCCTGAAGACGCTGAAAACTTCTCTAAATTACAAAGATCAATAGAGTGCTTGTACGAAGGCGCTATAGTTTTAGGGACAAACAAATTGCTTAAATGGGAGATGTCAAAGAACATGATGAGACCTAAAAGTGATTTTACTAAAGTTAAAATGAACTACAGTATCGTAGCGCCTAGAATGTACAAAGGTAAAATAGAGTCTTTAGTTAAGCGTATTACAGGTTTTGCAGATATGATTCAGCTTACACATTTAAAGCTGCAGCAAGTAATGTCTAAAATGGTTCCAGATGGTGTTTATCTTGACGCTGATGGTTTAGCTGAAATAGACTTAGGTAATGGAACCAACTACAGCCCACAAGAAGCTTTAAACATGTTCTTTCAGACAGGTAGTGTTATTGGAAGAAGCTTTACTTCAGAAGGTGACATGAATCCAGGTAAAGTACCTATTCAAGAAATAACGTCTGGATCAGGCGGCAACAAAATACAAGCGTTAATAGGTAATTACAACTATTACTTGCAGATGATACGTGATACGACCGGGCTTAACGAAGCTAGAGACGGTAGTACTCCTGACGAAAGAGCTTTGGTTGGCGTTCAAAAAATGGCGGCGGCTAACTCTAACACAGCCACTAGGCATATATTAAACTCTGGTTTATTTTTAACAACCGAAGTAGCTGAAGCTTTATCTCTAAGAATATCTGATATAATAGAGTATTCTCCAACTAGAGACGCTTTTATTCAAAGTATTGGCGTACACAATGTAGCTACGCTAGAAGAAATGAGCAACTTACACTTATATGACTTTGGTATATTTTTAGATTTAGCTCCAGACGAAGAAGAGCAGGCAAAGCTAGAAAATAACATACAACAAGCTTTAGCTCAACAGACTATAGACTTAGAAGATGTTATTGATTTAAGAGAAATAAAGAATATTAAGCTAGCTAATCAACTTCTTAAAATACGTAGAAAGAAGAAGATGCAGAAAGATCAGCAAATTCAACAACAAAACATTCAAGCACAGTCTCAAGCTAACATACAGCAGCAGCAGGCTTCTGCACAGATGGAAGTACAAAAGCAACAAGCTCTTAAACAAGCTGAAGCTCAACTAGCTCAAATGCAAGCGCAGTTAGATGCTCAAAAACTACAAGCAGAATCTGTTATTAAAGAGAGGCTTATGGCTCAAGAGTTTCAGTACAACATGCAGTTAAGGGCTATGGATAGCCAAGCGCTTGTTAATAGAGAGAAAGAAAAAGAAGATCGTAAAGACAATAGAACTAAGATTCAAGCTTCCCAACAGTCAGAGCTTATAGATCAAAGAAAGTCAGGTAAACCACCTAAAAACTTTGAATCATCAGGTAATGATACTATTGGAAGTGGATTTAATTTAGGTGGTTACGATCCTAGATAAATTACTAATTTATATTTTATATTATGGAAGAAAACGAAAACGTAGTCGAAGAGACTACACAAGAACAGGCTGTAGAGACAGTTGATGAAACTAAATTTGAAAGCGCTGGCGATGACAGCGTTTTTAAAGTAGACTTAAGCAAAGACCCAACAGAACCTAGCGATGAGCAAGATCAAGTTGAAAATGACGGAGTTGACGAGGCAAGAGTGGTTGGAAGCGATGAAAGTGCCGACACCGTTGAGAAACAAGAAGAAGTACAGGAGGAAAACGAAACACAAGAATCTCCAGTATTAGAAGAAATAACCGATGAAGAGCCGAACGAGGCTTTGAAAGAGTTGGTAGATGAAGTAGAAGAAGCTGTAGAAGAAGCTGAAGCTACTGGTCAGCCGCTACCAGAAAACATTCAGAAGTTAGTTGACTTTATGAACGACACTGGCGGTACGCTAGAAGACTACGTTAGCCTAAACAAAGATTACTCTGGTTTAGATAACTTAACTCTTTTAAGAGAATATTATAAACAGACTAAGCCTCACTTAAACGCGGAAGAAATAGACTTCATGATGGAAGATCAATTTTCTTTTGACGAAGAAATAGATGAGGATAGAGATGTTAGAAGAAAGAAATTAGCTTTGAAAGAGCAAGTTGCTCAAGCAAAGAACCACTTGGAAAGTGTAAAATCCAACTACTATGATGAAATTAAAAATGGCTCAAGGTTGACAACAGAGCAGCAAAAAGCTATTGATTTTTTCAACAGGTATAACAAGGAATCGGAAGAGTCCAACAAAGTAGCTGAAAAGCGACTTAATACTTTTAAACAAAAGACTGATAATCTTTTTAACGACAAATTCAAAGGTTTTGAATACAACGTCGGTGACAAAAAGTATAGGTTTAATGTTAAGAACAAAGAGTCGGTTAAAGAAACGCAGAGTGATATTAACAACTTCATCAAAAAGTTTTTGAACGAAGACAATACAATCTCTGATGCTAAAGGTTATCATAAATCTTTATATACAGCTATGAACCCAGATGCTATAGCACAGCATTTTTACGAGCAAGGCAAAGCTGACGCTCTAAAAGATAGTGTTGCTAAATCTAAAAACGTTAGCATGAACCCTCGCCAAGAACACGGTGGAGAGATTGAGACTGGCGGAGTAAAGGTTAGAGTAGTGGGTGAAAATTCTTCTGATTTTAAGTTTAAAATTAATAAACGAAAATAAATTATTAACCCATTTAAAATAAATTAAAAATGGCAATTAACAGTTACACTCCGGCTGGTAAAGACTTTACTCAAAAGGTTATCGGATCGGAAAATTATTTAGACCTACAAAACAGTGGGTGGGCACAGCAATATCTTCCAGACTTAATCGCTGAAGAAGCTGAGGTTTTTGGTAAAAGAACTATCTCAGGATTCTTAGGTCAAGTAAGTGCTGAAGAAGCTATGTCTGCTGATCAAGTTGTATGGTCAGAGCAAGGTAGGTTACACTTATCTTATGAATGTACTATTACGTCTGCCGAGGCTTCTACAATGAAGGTGGCTAAAACTCAAGACGGTGTAGATCAAACTTCAGATCACGGTATTAGAGTTGGTGACATGGTATTAATCGCTGGTGGTGGTCAAACTATTACAGCTCGCGTAAGTGATGCTGATGCTGATACTGACGCTTTTACAGTTACTCCTTATGGATATGAGCATTTAGATGATGCTGGCTTCGATGATGATGATGATACTTGTAAAGTTTTAGTATT